ATCAGCGTCACATTGCCCGAGGCGAAGACTTCGTAGAGATTCTGGCCACCGACTGCAAAGCAGCGCCCGTCCTGAGCGAACATCCCGCGCACCGGCCCCGCGCCGAGCGTAGCGAACGGTCTGAGTCCGGGACGGGGGACGAGCAGCCCCTGTGGGTTCTTGCCCTGTGCACCTCCATCGGGGTTCTCCACGAACCAGTTGATGGTGCGCTCCGCGTCCGCGTTCTTGGAGTAGACCGTGCCAGACGGTCCCACCACTTGTGGGACGGACGCCATTAGGCGAACCCGGTGACGATGCCCTTGGTAATGGTGAGCGTCTTACCGACCAGATTCGCGGTCGTCACCGTCGTGTCAATGCCTGCACTCGCGCCGACGTGAAACGTCGCGCCCTTCACATCGCCTGACGCCACCAGATCCGTCGTGTTGACGGTCGTGGCGTTCACGGTGGTGATGTTGCCCGTCGTCGACGTCAGCGTGGTGATGGTCTGCGCGGCGTAGGGGCCGTCAGTCGTGAAGACGGAGGACGCCATTAGTTCGCCCAGGCTGCGATGGTCACAGTCCCGCCTCCGGTGATGGTTGAGGAGATCCGCACGCGCACGGCCCAGAAGCTGCCCGCGAAGTGCTGCACCTGCGAGGAGGTCGTATTGATCGTGCTCGCGGACACACTCGCCAACTGGCTCCACGTCCCGCCGTAGCTGGTGCCTTGCGGGTCGTAGTAGGGCGCCTCTTCGATGAGGATGGTGCCGCCAGAGGTCGTCCCCACGCTTCGGAGGGAGACGGTGAGGCGTTCACAGATACCCCCGATAAACAGGATGCCACCCGTGCCGGTCGTCACCGTATCGAGCAGGACTTGTGGCCCTGCACACAGAGGAGATTCCACGTCTTACCTCCCGGACGAACCGGTAAACATGTCACTCAGGACGTTGTAGGCTCCCCCAGAGGAACCCGTGATGGCCGGATCGACCGAGAGCAGGATCGGCTGTTCGTTCGGCCGCTTCAACACTTTCAAGGCCTCCTGCCGCATCTGCGGCAGTCCGTCAGGAATCGGTCGCCCGAACGGTCCACAACAGCGATAGGCGAGATCATAATGAATCCCGTCCCGATACCCGGGAGGGACCACCAGGTCCGTCGTCAACACCAGATCGTCGTATTGAATCGCCGTATCGGTGTAGAGGTAGACCTTCAGATCCTGACTCGGGACCGGCCACCACGTCAGCGTCCCCAGCACCGTCGTCACCGAGGTCTGGTAGTAATACTGCGTGGCGTAGGCACTCGAGAGGCCCTTGATGCTCAACGCTTCAAACTGCTGATCCGACATCGCGCCCATCGGCACTTCGACCTCTGGAGACGTGCCGGGAATCACGTAGTTCACCGCATCAAAATCAACGGGTCGCTGCCGGTCAATGGTGCCTGCAGGGCCAATCGTCGTGCTGCTGGTGCCTGCAGGAATCGTATAGCCCACCTTGTCCGTGACCGCGATGGTCTGGATGTCTGCCGCCCACGCATTCAGCATCCGCGACAAGACCCGCAGCCCCAACTGGATGTCGTTGGCACTGACGGACTCGCCGGGATTCCCGACCCCGATCTCCTCGAGGGCGTCCTGAATGAGCACGCGGCAGGTCGGCATCTATTCCACCTTCTTCGGACGTCCCGGCTTCCGCTTCACCGGTATCCCTGACAGACTCGCCAGATCATCCGGCGAGAGGGCCGCTAGTTGCGCCTGAATCGCTCTGAGACGGACGTTCTTCTGTTCCGCCATGACCAACTGGCGTTCCTCGTCGGTCAACGACGCCATCGCGTCTTCCAGCGATTCCAGCGGGGACGGTAGTTCGACAGACGGCGGGATCGCGGTCCACTCGTCTCCAAGGGCATCGACGTCCTTCTGCGTCTTGCAGAACCGCTCCTCCACCCCCGACTCCGTGAGCCGGAACCGGAGCACCGGGAACTCCGTCCTGACGTTCGGCAGGTTCATGCCGTCGTAGAAGAAGTTCTGCTTCGCCACCGTCGCGGAGGGCGGCGGATGCAAGAGATCCTTATGCGGACCAATCGTGGCCTGCCGCCGATCCGTCTGCCCACCCTGCGACCGGAGGGCCGCCGTGAGTGCGTCGACTTGTGCCTGAAGTTCTTCGAGTGACATAGCGCTCCTTACGTCCCAATGGCGACCCACGCCACGTTGTCCGTCCCCGTCGATGCGGTGCCGGCGACCACCCAGCCATAAATCGGCACGTTGCCGCCCGAGATCGTGCCGTAGGTCACAAACGCCGTCCCAGTGTTGACCCCGGCCGTGTTGTTTAGACAGGTCGCGAAGCCGAGGACCGTGGTCAATCCCGTCGCCACGGTGGTCGGGTTGCTGCCATCCAGCGGGGTGATGCCTCTGGCGAGCTTCATCCCGTTCACCGTCGCGACCGTCAGCGCCCCAGAGGCAATGAGTGTCGCATCCCCGGAGACGACGGTGTCCGTCGCGACGTTCCCGGCACTGCCGATGAGGAGATGACCCGAGGTCAGCGTGCCGCCCGCCGTGCTCGAGCCGAGCGACGTGAAGTTGTCGTTGATCTGTTTGGCGACGTCATCCGTAAACGCGCCCACTTTCGTGATGGTGGTCAGAGACATAGCTACGACTCCACCGCAGCCATCGCAGGCGCGGTCTGTAGGTGACGAGCCAACCGAGCAAAATACTGCTGGTAGGCAAACTTCCCCGCCGCCCAGCCAAACAACGTCTGCGCTCTCAACCGGACATAGCGCCGGTCGAGATCCCCGACAATCCCTATCGCATCCACGAACTCGCTCACATCCTTACACAGATACCCGGTGCGTTCGTGCTCGAGATACTCCGGGAACCCCCCCCACGGCGTGGACAGGACCGGCGTCCCGCACAACTGGGCCTCAATCACCACCGTCGCGGAGGGTTCGATGTAGTCCGTTGGACACAGCAGGGCCGTCGCCCCCGCCATCCAGTGATTCCGCTCCGAGGGCGGCATATGCCCCAGATACTCGCCATACGTGATCAGCGACGGATCGCCTTCCCCAATCAGAAACAGCGGCATCCCCGCCTGTTCTGCCGCCTGACACGCGGTCTTGATGCCCTTCACCGAGGAGATCCGACCGACATACAGCAGATACGACCCCACCGGACGCTCAGGAAATTCGCCCTCATGCAACCAGGTGTAGATCATGTCGTCCATGGGACGGCCATACTCGGTCTGGGTAAACCCATGCGCACAGGAGCGCCACGCATTGCTCTGATAGACCCGGTAGGGCGCACATACGCCTCGATACCCGATGGAATACTCCAGAAAGGGCAGTTCCTGATGCTGCTGCCACACGCCATACTGCGCCGTGCCGGCAATCGTCGCAATCAGATCCCCCTTTTCCTTCCGCTCTTGGATCGCGGCCGCCGCCCGCTGATTGAAATACTGGAAGAGCGGGTTGTCCGCCGCATACGACGCCTTCTGATACGGCATCTCCCCCAGCGACTCCGCTTGGGCCTTCTTCGAGATGCAACAGATCAGTTCGTCCACGGGGACATCGGCCTCCTCTGATCCGTAGAGGAAGACGGTATGCCCTAACTCCTTCAAGAGTTCCGAAAAACGGCGGGTGAATCCACTGAACACGTCAAGGTAATAGTCCTTCGTGACCTGGACGTTCGGCGTGGACAGCAGATGCACCCGCATCGGCCTACGTGCTCTTCGGCGCCGTCTGCCACGCGCCCGAGGTCGCGCACCAGAAGATGTCGCCCAACGCACCCGTGGCCGTCAGCGTGACCGCCGTCGTGCCGGTCGTGCCGTTGATGCTGCCACCGACGCAGAACACATTCAGCACACCGCTGGACGTGTTCTTCAGGACATACTCCGCCCCGACCGCAGGCACGGGCAGGTTAATCCCCGCACCAGACGCCCCTGAGCAGTTCAGGAACGCCGGCCACGGAGCCGTGACGACCGCCGCATCGGTGCCCGTCGTGCCGGTCAGGGTCACTTCCTGCGCGTTCGTGATGGTGACCGGAGCCACCTGCACGTTATCCGCTGCCGCTGCTGGCCACGCGGTGTCACTCACCAGCGCGTAAACGAAGCCCTCATATGCCGTGTGCGCGACCGCCCGCGACCCGAGGTAGCCCCGAACCACGTTAGCCGTGGTGCCGGTGTTGCCCGTGATAAGCACGTATTCGCCCGTCGCGAACCGGCCGAGCACCTTCGCGCTCATGCCCGCCGTCGAGGGGTTGGTGAACGCATTCAGCGCCACCGTCTGTGCGCCGGCCGTCACTGCGCCGGAGCTATACGTCGTTGTCAGTGCCACGTTAGCCTCCCACCCGGCAGCCGAGTTCCTGCCGAAGCACGGCCACGCCGTAGAGCACGTCGAGCCGCTGAATCCACTGGTCCGTCGACGCGACGTAGTCGCGAATCACGCGAATCGTGCGCCCCGTCTTCTTGTTCGCTGCCCGATACGCCTTGTCCGTCCCACCAGGCAGTGGCATATCCACCATCGCCAAGGTGCCGAAGTTCTTATGGACGAACAGGTTCTGCGGTGACGACTTGCCCGAGATGCTCGAGAACGACGCGGCCGGCGTGTTGTAAACGTAGACCGACGCACCCGATACCGGGATGTTCAGCACGTTCTGACCGGACGATCCCGGCCCGACAATCGCCGGAGCAATCGGGATGGTGATCGCCCCGCCCGAGTCGGTGACCGTCGCCGTCACGACGAACTGCGCGACCAGCCCCGTGTCCGCATAGCTCTGCGGGTTGACGAGGTTGACCGGCGACGTGCTCGAGATGAACGACACGATGTCGCCCGCGTTGAGCGTCGTGGTCGTCCACGTCTGCGTCAGGATGCTCGATCCCGACTGCGTGCCGTTGACCGTGGGCGTTCCACCCAGCGTGCCTACGGTCTGGACGTAGATGTTCTGATCCATCGCCCAGTCGGCCCCAATCGTCCGGCCCATCGTGCCCGACAGATACTGCTGCTTGATCTCGTCAGACGCCTGAAACAGTCCCTTCAGGTTGTCCACGATGCTCGCATCCGCTGCCGGGTTGTTGATGACGTGCCGGTCGCCGTCCATCGGACAGGCGTTACTGTCCAGACGGGTCTTCGCCGCTAGGTAGGTGCTCAGCGCGGTCGGGGTCGTGCCGGGGGTGCCAACGAAGTTCGCCAGTCCCTGTGCCAGACCGCAGACATCCTGGTCGATGAGGTTCGCCAGTCGCGCAATCTCAGGCTTGAGAATGCGGTCCCGGTATTCATCGATGTTCAGGATGAGATCCTGCGAACTGACCTGCGTGTCCACGCCGCGCTGGAACGCCAGCGTCAGCGGGACGAACGTTTCCGTGATGGGTTCGATGTTCACGGCCTGTCCGAGACGGCCGAGGAACCGGGCGGGCTTGCGGATGTTCAGCGTCTGGCCGAGGACGGCCCCGCCAAACTTGAACTGATCGGAATACTCGCTGTTGATAATCCGCGCCATCATGTCCGTATTTTCGAGGACATCCAGCGCCTCCATCGTGATGATGGAGTTCGTGAGGAACGTATTGGCCATCGGTCGGAGCCTTTCCTAGGCTACCGACGAGTTCCTCCCGCGAGCATAGCTTTCCGTTGAGCCTTGTAAGCCTCGTAGTTGCCGGATGCAGCCAGGTCCGCGAGTGGGGGACTCGTGGTGCGTGTCCCCGTCCCCACCGGCTCAAATGGGGGAGGGGCCTGACTGG